CATGTGTCCACACCCATCACGCTCGCTGCGGCATCGAACAATATCTTCGTGCGGCTCCTGCTCGAGTATTTTGACGACACCCCGCATGATTGCAGCTGCCGGCTGCGCATCGGCGGCACTGACGAAACGCCGGATGTGGTGAGCGATCGGGTGGTCAGCGCCGCCGACGGGCGGATCGAGCGCACTTTCAATTTCCAGCTCGGCGCCGCCGTCTCCGGGTTCACCATCGTGATCGACGGCGCGACCAACTCGCCGGCATCGATGTTCCATGCCGCCGAGCGCATCCATTGGGCGCTCTAAGGGGATAAGCCATGAGCAGGACCGTCAAGAAGCAGAACCCGGCTTCATTCGAGCCGGAAAGGCTCTATCGCATTCGTCTCAGCCGGACGGTGGCGTTCAACGGCGTGCGGCTGCGACCATTCGACTCTCATATGGTCAAGGGCAAGGTCGCTGAAGCTATTGGGGACGCCATCACGCAAGTCGAAGCGCTCGACTGACATGTCGATCCGATATGACGTTTACCGGGTCAAGCGCGGCGACAATCTGGGCGACCCGGAATTCTGGAACGTTCGGTTCCAGGAACTCGATTTGCGCCTGCACGCGCGCGAGCTCGACGGTCAAAAGATCGATACCGCGGTCGACCAGATTACCGCGGTGGCGCTGGAACGCATCAACACGACGTTCCTCAACTTTCTCGCCGACACCACGAACCGCATGAGCGAGATCGAGGCACAGTTCGACACGATGCAGACGGAAATCGCCTCGTCCGTGCAGGCCGTCCAGGCGCTTGCCGACCAGATCGACGATCTGGTGCAGGGCATCATCGACGACGGGACTTTCTAAATGCCGGCACGAATCAAGCTTTTGCGGTCGTCCACGCCGGGCGCCGTCCCGGCGTCGCTTGAGAGCGGCCAGATTGCGATCAATGAAGCTGACGGCAAGCTGTTCTGGCGGCGGGGCGACGACACGGTCGGCGCAATCGATCTCAATATCGAAGCGCAGATCGACCAGGCAATCGCCGACCTTGTGAACAGCGCGCCGGCCGCGCTCGACACCTTGCAGGAATTGGCGGCGGCGCTCGGCAACGATTCGAGTTTCGCAACCACCATCGCCAATGCGCTGGCCGGCAAGGTGCCGGCGACGCGAACCATCTCCGCATCCGGCCTTGCAACCGGCGGCGGCAGTCTTTCCGACGACCGCACGATCGACGTGCCGGCGGCTTCCCAAAACGAGGCCGAAACGGGCATCGACAACACCAAGGCGATGACGCCGCTCCGGGTGGCGCAAGCCGTGGCCGTTCTTGCGCCCGATGGCGTTCCGCCGGCGCGGCAGATCCAGACCTCCGGGCTTGCGACGGGCGGCGGCGACCTTTCCGCCGATCGTACGATCGACGTGCCGGCAGCGTCCCAGGCCGAGGCCGAGGGAGGCACCGACAATGCCAAAGTGATGACGCCGTTGCGCACTGCGCAGGCGATCGTAGCGCAAGGCAATACAAAGTTTCAGCCAATTCCGCCGTCCTCGTCTTATCCCGTCGGAACGCTCATCCTCGCGCTCAAGAATAATTCCGGCGGAGTGAACGATGGCGCATCCATTGCCGGGTCGAATTTGCGGCGCGCCGTGTTCGGGTTCGACAGCTTCAGCGGCGCCTTCACACTGGACACCGGGGCCGGCAGCTTACCGGGAACCTGGATGAACGTGTCGGGACATCAGATCAACCAGTTGACGACGAACCAAACCCGTGGCGCCGGCTATTTCGTGAGAACGGCATGAGCACCACTATCAGCAATCTTCGCTATGCCGTTCCGCACGGCGTGCTGATCGACATGGACGTCACGCAAGGCGGCGAAACCTTCCCGTTCACCTATGAGCCGGACGACGACGCCCCGCTGACGAACGAGGTCCGTGCCCTGTTGCAAACCGGCAGCTATCCGATCGCGGCTTATGCGGAGCCCATGCCGGATGCCGTAGCTTTACGCGCCTATGCCGCGACGGCACGCTGGCGCAAGGAGACCGGCGGCATAGCGATCGGCGGCTTCGCTGTTGCGACCGACGACCGCTCAAAGGCGCTGATCCAGGGCGCCTATCTGCAAGCGCAACGCAATCCGGCCTTCACTGCGCAATGGAAGATTGCCTCCGGCTCCTTCGTCACCATCGGCGCTGCCCAAATCGAAACGGTGGCGCTCGCCGTCGCCGCCCACATCCAGGCCTGTTTCGGGAAGGAGGCTGAAGTTGTCCAAGCTATCGACAATCAGGTCATCGACAGCTTTGCGCAGATCGACGCAGCTTTCGAGCCCTGAGCTGAACCGTGCCGCGACTCGACGCGCGATCGTTGTCAAGGCCGGTGGCAACTCACGCCTTCTTGGATCGGCGGGCATGGAAAGTCGCCATAGGAACAGAAAACGCAGCAATCGCCGGTTAATGGCTTTAACCGCTCACCACACTCTTTGCAGTCATAGAAAAACTGACAGGCGTCGGTCGGCATTCGCTCCAAGGATTTATGAGCGCATTTCGGACAGGTGATTGTGGATTCTGAAATCATCGCGTTGATCCCTTCTATATACACCCGGTCGTTAGCTTCAAACCTGCCGCGACAATTAGGACCATAACCCAACGCCCGCAAATTGATGATCATCCTTGCGAGAGGCAGTGCGCAAGCTCGTGATGCCAGCGGCACGATGACCAACAAGGCGCGAGTTCGCGCGCAAATATGCACCACAAAGGGCCGCGACGCGCGGTCCTTTTCTTTTCCAGCTTTGCAGCGGAGCTAGCTTGATGTCCTCTCCCACTTTCGGCATTTCGATCACGCGGGTCGATAACCAACCGCGGCCTGCGATCGTCAGCGACATGTCCGTGGTCGGGCTTGTCGGTACCGCCCCGCAGGCCAACGCGGATGTGTTTCCGGTCAACACGCCGGTCGTCCTCTACAGCGACGACAAGGCAAAGCTCACCGCGCTCGGTCTAACCGGAACACTCCCCGACGCAATCGAGGGCATCAACGCGCAGCTCGGCGAATTCCAGGTCGCGGCGCTGGTCGTGATCGTGCGGATCGAACAGGGGTCCGATATCTGGGCCACAATCGCCAATGCGATCGGATCGTCCGCTCAAAAAACCGGCATCTGGGCCTTCACCCTGGCCGGTCCCGTGCTGGGCGTGATCCCGCGTCTGATCGCGGTGCCTGGCCTGACGTCGCAGCAATATCAGGGGCTCGGATCGCTGGTGCTCGGCACGCAAGGGACAAACTTGACCGAGGCCCCGGCCGTGGAGTTTTCAGGCGGCGGCAACGATCCCGGGAAAATCCTGCCAGAGGCCCATGCCGTGCTCGGCGAAGGCGATAATGCCGGCAAGGTGGTGTCACTCGTCATCGACCATCCGGGCGCCCATCTCTCCGGATTGCTCACGGTGTCGTTTACGGGCGGCGGCGACGACCCGGAAAAGGAGCTTCCGACTGCGACCGCGACCGTCGAGATTCTTGCCAATCCGGTTTGCGCCGCCCTCACCCCGGTGCTGGAAAAGCTGCTTGCAGTGGCCGTGCTCGACGGGCCGGCGACGACGCAGCAAGCCTATACCGACTGGCGTGAGACCATGCAGAGCCATCGCCTGATCCCGGTCGAAACCGCGGTGAAGGTCGGCGTCAATCCGATCGTGAAACCCGCTTCGCCCCGGGTGATCGGCATTGCGGTGCGCCGCGATCAGGAATTCGGCGGTCGGCCCTTTCATTCCTGGGCCAACCAGCCGGTGCAGGGCATCGTCGGTCCGAACCGCCCGATCGAGTTCTCGCTCACCGATGGCGCGACCGAAGGCCAAGTCCTGCTCTCGCAAAATGCCGGCATCGTGGTGCGCGGCGAAATGGGCGTCGAAACCGCTATCGCGTCCGGCGGCTTCGTCTATATCGGCACCGACAATTGCTCCGAAGACCCGCTTTGGCAATTCTACCATATCGTGCGCGGCCGCGATTTCATCCACTTGATGTTCCTGCGCACGCTTCGCGGATTCCTCGGCCGCCGCAACATCGACTACGGCACGGTGCAGGACGTGCTCGACACCATGCGCTTTGCGCTGCGCGACCTCAAAGCCGATGGCGACATCATCGATTACAAGGTCGGCTTTACCCGCGACCAGAATTCGCCGGAGCAATTGCGGCTCGGCAAATTCACCGTGGACTTCGCCGCGGAAGAGCCGCCGGTGCTGCGTCATCTTGGTATCCGCTCGGCGCGCTACCGCGCCGCCCTGGACGTCCTCCTCGACGACCTCCTGTCTCAGATCGACCTCGCCGCGTGACGCGGTTCTCCAATTCCTGCCGTTATAGGAGCAGAACGTGAGCACGCTCTATGTCCTCGAAGCCGCCAATCTGTTCTGCGGCGATCACGACCCAAAGAACTCCAAGCATCTGACCCTGCAGGAGCTGAAGCTCCCGAGCCTGGAAGCCGAGTATCAGGACCATATGCCGGGCGGCTCCAAGGTCGGCATCGAAATCGAGGTCGGCATCAAGAAGCTGGAACCGACCTTCAAGCTGGTCGGGTTCGACCCGGAATTGCTGACCCAGTTCGGGCTCGGTTCGCGGATCAAGCACATCTATACGGCCTATGGCGAGATCCGCGACCGCCGCACCGGTGCGTCGATCGAGCTTCGCGCCGTCATGGAGGCCCGCCTTGGCAAGATCGAAAGCGACGCCTTCAAGCGGGGCGACCTGATGGCGACCGATTATGCCTTGCACGAGGTCACGCATTACGAAGTGTATTTCAACAACCAGGAAAAGTGGTTCTGGGATTTCTGGTCGAACACGCTGCGCATCAACGGCTCGGATGAAGGCCAGACCACGAACACCATTCTTCGCATTCCGCGCGCCGCAACCGCCGAGCGATAAGGGGAGAAACCGTCCATGAATGCGAAGATGCAAACGCCGACCCCCGTATCGCAGGCCGCGGCCTACACGCTGCTGTTCCCCGTCACCTATAAGGACGCTGCCGGCAATGAGACCACGGTCACGGATTTGAAGCTCCGCCGGCCGAAGGCCAAGGACATGCGGCTTTTGGAGCGGGTGCAGAATGAAGGCGGGGGCGACATTGCCGCGTCCCTCGCTCTCCTCGCCGCCATCAACGGCCTGCCCGAGGCCGCCATCGACGAGCTCGACGCCGAGGACGTCCTGGAGCTTTCGGGAGTGCTGCTCGGTTTTTTGCCGGAGAAGCTTCGCCACAAGGATGGCGAAGCGTCGTAGCCGAAACGGCACATATTTTGGCGACGCCGATCACAAACCTGCTCGACATGGACTGGGCCGAGGTCTGCGCCTGGCACGAAGAAGCCGCGCGGATCGCCAAGGCCAATATCGGACGATAGCCCGCAATGCCCGACCTTACCTCGCGCCTGGTCGTGCGCCTGATCGACGGCGTGTCCGGCCCGGCGCGGGCGGCAGCGCGGTCTCTCGCCGCTTTGCAAACAGCCGGCCGGGCTACCGTCGCGCTCGGCAATGCCAAGCAGGTTGCGGCCAACGCGCATGCGCTCCAACGCCATACCCATGCCATGGCAACCGCCGTCTCGGCACCGATGGCGATTATCGGCGCGATCGGGGCAAAAGCCGCCTTCGAATTCGAGAAGGCCGGCAACATGCTGGAGGCGCTTGGCGAAGCCACCGCCGCGCAGCGAGCGGAATTCGAAAAGATCGCGAACGTCCTGAACGCCAAATACCCGCAGAGTGCCACCGAGATTATCCGCACCGGCACCGAGCTTCTGAAAGCCGGTCTCGACTGGAAGCAGATGCTGGGCGCGATGGACTCAACGCTTGCGACCGCGATCCTGGGCGACATGAAGCCGTCGGATGTGGCGACGATCATCGCGGCCTCGCTGAATGCCTTTCAGATGCCGAAGGAAACCCTCGAGCAGGCGGGGCGCTCGACCACGACCTTCGCCGACCGGATTTCCTACGCTGCGGTCAAGACCACGGCCTCGCTGCGCGACATGGGCGAAATGTTCAAATATGTGGCGGGTGCGGCGGGTGCGACCGGCTCCACCATCGACGACGTGACCGCCATCGCCATGGCCTTCGCACAGAACAAGGTCGTGGGCTCGGAAGCGGGCGTTGCGCTCCGCTCGGCGATCGTGCGCATGGTCAGAATGCCAAAGGGCGGGCTTGCCGCCTTGCAGCGCGCTGGACTCAATTTGAACGACTATATCCAGGGCAAGCAGCAAATCACCTCCGACCGGATCATCTCAGGCCTTCTCGCCGGCGGCATCGATGCAGCACCGCTCAAGGCGCAGATCGACGCCCTGGTCGAGGATCCTGCCTTGCAAAACGCCCCGCTCAAGCTCGCCGCCAAGGTTCAGGCCCTGTTGCAGGAGCGCATGTTGGCGACCGGCTCGGCGGTAGACGCAAGCGCGATCGCGGAAAACGTGCAGGACAGCATCATCGCCGCCGGCACCAAAATCGACCTCATGCGATTCTTCACCGACCTGAAAAAGAAGATGGCAGAAGGCAAGGCCACGATGGGGGACATTTCGCAGATCTTTGAGGGCCGTCACTTCGCGCGCATGCAGGCCGTGCTGGCGGCCGACCTCGACAGGATCAAGTCCGACGTCGTGCGCAACGCCGAAGGCTTTACCGCGGACCGCTACAAGATTGCCATCAAGGGCATCGTCGGCCCGGTCTATGAATTGACCGCGGCGCTCGAAGGCTTGGCTGTGGCCTTGGGCAAGGTGGTGTTTCCAAGCCTGATCACCTTCATCAATCAACTCACCAACGCGCTGAAGAACCTGTCCGAAACCAGCCCCGAGACCCTGAAATGGCTGACTTATATCGGCGCGGGCCTTGCCGTGCTTGCCCCGCTCGGCTTTGCACTCGGCGGTCTCGTGGCAGGCTTTGCAGCAGCCGCGGCCGCCGTGAAGCTGCTCATCGGCGCTTTCATTCTGCT